TTGCCATAGCCGCTGCGATTCCCATGACATGATCTCTTTGGCTCTCCAGAAGCCCAAGCATTGCCTGAACCTCTGGATCTTTATGAGTCAACATTAAGCAGCGCGAGTAACCAATTTCCAAACCGGACTGGTGATCGCCCCTGTCTGGAGGTAAAGGTTAGCACCGGTGCTGTCAATGTACATCGAGCCGGGACCAGCAAAGTTGTCACCCGTTGTACCGTCAACAGGAGCGCCCGTAGCAACCATAACCACAACATCATCTTCCATGCGGATGTTGGCTTTGGTGTAAGGAATAACGCCCGAAGGACCGCCACCATCAGCAACGGGGTCTTGCATCTTCAGGTCAAGACCGTACTCAAAACCGGAGCCGCCTGTGGTTTGAGCCATAGCAACACCGAAGGCTGAACGGCAAGTCGTCACGCCAGCATCGCCATCCATGAACGCCATCACAGCGGCATCGCCAGACAGGGTGTTGGTGTTGATGATTCCAATCACACCAGCCATCAGAGCAGTATTGGCGTAAGAGCCAATGACAGCAAATTCACCTGCCACACCAGCCATATAGTTGTGGGTGGTAGTAGGAACGGCTGCAAACGGTGCACCGGTCTGAACCCGACCAAACACGGCAAGTGCTTCACCGGGATTCTGATAGTCGCTTGAGCCAAACCCAACGGTCGGCATCACACGGGTGTAAAACCCAGAGGCTGCGGTTCCCTCGTTAACGGGAATTACGTTGCCAGAGTTAATGGTAACGGGGGTCAGGGGCTGTTGTGAGCTTGCGTCGCCGCCCTGATAACCGGCCCGAACTGGGCCAGAAAAAGTAGTACGTGCCATTTGAATTTTCCCTCATGCGGTTAGGTACGTTAGTCTGCATGAAGTCAGCCGGGACTGTCTAACGCACCGGTATTCCCGGTATTACTGCTTTTATACTACTGCGCAAGAGGGGCGTCAAGATATTTGAATGACCATCGAACATAAGATTCCCACTTGATTTCTGTAACGCCAACTTGATTTCTGTAACGCTCGCTCAATCTGAACCAGTAACACAACAAGAAAAACAAAAGGGGCCGAAGCCCCTTCTGAAACCCGCATAAAGCCTAGGTTTTAGCTTACGCCCCAGCCGAACCGAACATTCCGAGCGGGTCACTCCATCCAAAGCTGTAACGCTCACGTGACTTGTAGCGAACGTTACCAGTATCGAAGTCACCATCCATCGACTGAGACAGTGGGGTACGAACAAAGTGCTTCATGCCGTTAGGAACGTCAGTGGTCAGGAACCATGCGTTGTTATCGGTCAAGAAGTGGTTGATCGTGTAACCCTCTGGAATCGAGCCGTTGTTCTTCAGAGCGTTGATGTCGTTATCAGCGGTACCGACGCGGAGTTCGGTTTCCAATAGACGAGTAGCAACGAACTGGAGAGACGGAGGAACGACCAGCTTACGTGGCTTAGCTGCGATCAGCAGGCCGCGTTCGTCAGTCCATGCTGCGATCTGGATCACAGCGTTTTCCAACGAGGTTTCGTTCAAGTCGGCAGGTGTCGAAGGGATGTTCGAGTTAGTGCCGCCGCCAACCAGCGGGTGAGATGCCGAGAACAGAGGCACGCCGTCGCCGCCGTAGTACTGCGACTGGTTGGTGAAGCCGTTGTTCAGGACAGCCGCTGCTTTGACCTGCTTGGTGTAGGACATAGCACGAGCCAGCGCCTTGGTATAACGAGCCGACAGGCTGTCATACAGGTTATCTTCGATGGCCTCTTCGGTCAGCGAGAAACCCAGTGCGATGGTTTCGTGGTTGTATCGAGCAGTCCAAGCTTCCTGACCGTTGTCGTACGCGATTGCAGAACCTTCGTTCTTAACCGGTGCGGCACTGAAGCCAGACAGTTTGGTTTCTTCTTCGAACGAACGCTCGGAAGTCTCGGTCTCGTAGATTTCCTTGTGCTCTTCGCCGTAGCGAGCGTACTCCATGCCGAACAATGCGTTCAGGCCGGGGAGCAGCTCTTTCAGTAGTTGTGCGCGTGAAATAGCCATGATTTAGCTCCCTTATACGTTGGCAGTGCCGGTCGGGTTGTAATACGAATGACCGCCGTTATACGCCACGACGTTAGGGGTACCTTCCGTCAGAGTGATATACGGCATGTTCCACTTAACGATAACTTCACTGTAGTTACCGCTTGCATCGACAGTCTCTTCAACCAGACCAACGACACGCAATGGCAGCGTAAACGCTGTATTCGAGCCAGAATCGAAAGCACCGATATTCGAGTTACCCGAAATAGTGGTGTTCGCCGCAGGCTGCGAAATAGCCAAGTTGTTACCCAAAATGGTGTTATCAATCGGGGTGATAGTGGTCGAAGTTGCACTACCAGTCACAGCGACTTTAAACAACGCATCTGGATCGTCAACAACGTAAGCCACGATGTCCGAAGCAACAACCGAACCGGGATACGAGTTAGCGAACAGAATTTGGCCTGTCGATGGATTGGTATAGCTGCAACCAACAAACACACCAACAACACCGGTTGCCGAGACAGTAGTAGTGCCAGTCTCTTTGACGATGAAGCCAGACGATAGACGAACGATGTCGCCGTTGTTAATAGCGCCAGCAGTATTGCTGGCAATCGGGAGTTCGCGAGTCTGACCCGCAAACACCTGACCGCCGATCAAATTGATCGGCTTTAGCCCGTAGGGGGCCGATACAGTCGGAAAAGCCATGTTTAGCTCCAAAAAGTTTAGATTAACTTCCCTTCCCGAACGAACTTGAAGATTTCCGCTCATTAAATAGCGGCATCCGTGGATCGTTCTGGCGCATCAAGCTGTTGTCTACCGACTCCATCTGTCCTTCGGACTGCTTCTGATAGTAGCCATTACGCTGATCTACCAGCTCTTGCGGAGTCTTGCAAAGCAACAACCCGCCGACCTCGACATTGTCCTTAAAGCGACTATCCGGATCGACTAGCAGTTGGAACTTTGGTTGCTCCTCGATCTTCACTGGCTCCCAGCCTTCCCGTAGTTTGGCGGAAATGTTGCGTGGGTCTGCCTTGTTCAACATCGAGACGCGAATCCATCTATACGCAAAGCCGGGTTGCTTATCTGGTTCTGGCAGAAGCTCCGGCGGCGTCCACTGCTTGGGACGCTGCGCTTCGTTACGACTATCAATACTGCGTGGTGTGCGGTTCTCAGCCATTTCTACCCTCCAGTTTCATCATTTCCTGTACGTATTTCTCCAGTGGCACGTTCAATCTTTTTGCGGTATTGACTGCCGTTTGCGATACCTTGACCTTTTTGGAGCCAGTGCTTCGCGTAGCCGGAGCTACTACAGGAGCTCTGGGAATCGACGACGCATAGTGTCGTCAACCTTGGTCCAGTATTCGTCCGTGGTCGGATATGACGCCCCGTACTGATTGACTAACTTTTGGTGCAAGCCCAGAGCCAAGCTAGTCATTTCCTCGTCCTTACCGAACCATTGATTGCGTTCTTGCCACGCAACTGCCCTCTGGTCAGGAGGAGGTACTGAATTGGCAACAGGTTTTACATCACTTTCTTCCTGTTGTCTAGACGGAACAAAATCTTCCACCTTCTGAAGCTTGAACTGCGCCTTGCTCAAACGCTCTTGAGCATCAAGCAACTGATCAGCATCGCCAAGGTCATAGGCTTCTTTGTAAGCCCTCTTGGCCGCGCTCATCTCTAGCTCTGCCGCGTTCTTCGCTGTCTCTACAAAGATCTGTTCGCCCGTAGATAACCGGCTTTTCAGAGCATTGTTCTCGTCCACCAGTCGCTTGGCGTAGGCCAAAGCTTCCTGCTGCTCACGAAGAACCCGCTCCTTCTCCCGGCGCTCATCGTGCCAGACCTTCTTCATCTGCTTGAGTCGAGTCTTGACGTTCTCGGAATACTCCTCCAACTCGTCTTCCTCCAACTCCTGCACGATCTCCTTCGGCATCGGCTCACGGCCACGATCCTCCGGCGGCGTGTCGTCTTCAATCTCGAACTCGAACTTCTCTTCAGCCTCGGGTTTGCCCTTGGCTTCGATCTCGTCCGGGAACTGGAATTCGTCTTTATCCATCTATGTTTCTCCTTTATTAAGCGCGGGAAATGCCACGCGGATCCTGCACTACCGCCTCAACACAGTCGTCGTTGATGAGTCGGAACTCACGACCATGAATCTTGAGCCGCGTGCCAGTGTTCGGACGGGCGAGAATGAAATCCCCTTCCTTGCACCACGGACCATTCGGGAACCGCTTGTCGTCTCTGTAACAATCGGGGCCCAGCTTGATGACAAAAAAGACAGTTGCCAGTACCTGTTCTTCATGTTTGGTGGCATCTGATTTCAGGAGGCCGTTGTCAAATTTGTCCTCTACTTCCGGCAACGCTACGAGGATGTGATACCCCGTCGGCTCCGGCAGTTGTCTTGCTTTCTCCTCTGCTGTTTCTGGCAGCGTTGAAGTCTCGCCATCTTGGCTGGCGATTAGTAGTTCACTCATCCGAATACTCCATGTTTTTTGCAAGGTCTAAAATAAATCCCTCTGTTAGCGATAGACCTCGGATCTCGCCACAAAGTTTTTGGTACTCGGCATAGTCTTTGGCCGCATTGTTGGATACGGCCTCGACTACTTGGTCACGCTTTTCTCGCACCTGTTTGAGCAGCACTTCTAGCGTCTTGTCCATCAATTACTCCTTGTTTGTAGGCGCAGGACGGTCTGCGTCCCTGCGATCTTTAACTGCCTGCATGCCAAGTCGAACGCCTTCGGCTTCCATCTTAGAGTCAAGCTCCTGCTGAGAGTAAGTAGTCTTGGCGGCTACCTGCATCCCGGCAATCAACTGCTGTGCATCAATCCGCTCCCGCTCAATCTGCGATTTTTCACTTTGTGCGGCAGCATCCAGTTGCAGCTTCTGCTCCTTGATAGCAACTTCGCGTTCCTTAAGCTCCAGCTCTTTC